TGGTTCTGTGCGAGATTGTAGAGAGTTTAAAAAGAAGTATGATGGAGTAGAAGGGTTTAAGATATATGGTAACGATAGGTACGTCTTTCAATATATTTCAGATAAGTATCCACAAGATGAAGTAAAGTTTGATATTAGGCATATCAATCTTGTAACAATGGATATTGAGGTTCAGGCTGAACACGGTTTCCCTGATCCACAAGCTTGTGCTGAAGAGATGTTAACCATCTCTATTCAAGATTATTCTACTAAGAAGATTACTACTTGGGGGAGAAAACCATATACTCCTACTCAGGATAATGTAACTTATTATCATTTTGATGATGAGATTGCAATGCTTAATTCCTTCTTATATCATTGGTCTAAAAATCCACCAGATGTTATTACTGGTTGGAATGTAAGGCTTTATGATATTCCATATCTTTGTGGAAGGATTAGTAGGATTATGGGTGATAAGAAATTAAAGTTGATGTCACCTTGGGGATTAGTTAGTCAGGATACTGCTTGGATTACTGGTAGAGAATTTAATGTATATGATATTGCTGGAATGACAACTCTAGATTATCTGGAGTTATATAAGAAATTTACTTATAAAGCACAAGAATCATATAGATTGGATTATATTGCACAGGTAGAATTAGGACAGAAGAAGTTAGACCACTCAGAGTTTGATACCTTTAAGGAGTTCTATAGAGGTAATTGGAAGAAGTTTGTAGATTACAACATCATTGACGTGGAACTTGTTGACCGTCTGGAAGACAAGATGAAACTGATTGAACTAGCATTGACTATGGCATATGATGCTAAGGTTAATTATCAGGATATCATGTTTCAAGTAAGAACTTGGGACACAATCATATATAATTACCTCAAGAAGAGGAATATTGTTATTCCTCCTAAAGATAGTAGTGACAAAAACGAGAAATTTGCAGGTGCTTATGTCAAGGAACCGAAACCAGGACGCTATGATTGGGTGGTTAGTTTTGACCTCAATAGCTTGTACCCTCATCTTATTATGCAGTACAATATCTCACCAGAAACCATCAGGGAGACTAGACATTCCAGCGCGAGCGTTGAAGGGATTTTAAATCAAGAGACTGTTATTGATAGTGAGTATGCTACCTGTGCTAATGGAGCACAATATAGGAAGGATATAAAAGGATTTCTTCCAGAACTAATGGAGAAGATGTATGCGGAACGTGTTATATTTAAGAAGAGGATGCTCGCAGCGAAGCAGGAGTATGAGAAGACACCCACGGTTGCTCTTGAAAAAGAGATTGCCAGAT